AAACGCTGTCAACGTCAATTCTAGAAAAATTAGAGTTGGTTTAGGTTCCACTTTAGCAGAGTCACTGGTTATTGGAAATCGTTTCTCCCAGTTAACAACTCAAGCAACAGGAGACTTTGTAGGAGCTGCTGGTTCTGCGATAGGTGATTTGACCATTGTAAATGCTGGTATCGGATACACACCAGCATCTGGTGGACTCACTTACACTGGAGTTGCGCTTACAAGCATCACCGGAACAGGTCAAAACATAACTGCTGATATTTCTATCACTGACGGTGTTGCCATCGGTGCTACTGTCAATACTCAAGGAACTGGGTATCTTGTTGGTGATGTTCTTGAAATACTTAATATTGGTGGAGCATTACCATCTGGAAAAAATGCTAGATTCTCCGTTACTTCTATCGCTAGCACCACAGAACTAGTGTTTGATAATGTTCAAGGTGATTTTGCAACTGGAGTTGGTAAGACACTCATGTATACAAATAGTGTCGGAGTGTTGACAACACTAAATGATGCCCAAGGTGGTAATGTTGTTCCAACAACTATTAGAACTGTTGGTGAACATGATGGAGTACACCTCGTAGTCAATCACAAGAATCATGGAATGTATCATGAGAACAATAGAGTTGTATTATCTGCAGTAGAAAGTGATGTTGCTGCAACTAAACTAACATCTCCATATGCTTCAGATGCTACGACAGACATTCAAGTGGATAGTGTTGCCAATCTCGGAACATTTGAGAATGTTGGAGTTAGTGCAACAACTCCAGGATATCTGAAGATTGGTGATGAAATCATTGAATATACCTCTACCGCTGGTAGTGTTATTGGTGGTGTTACTCGTGGTATTGATAGCACACAAGTTAGAAATTATGTTGTAGGTACACCAGTTTACAAATACGAAATGGGAGGTGTTTCACTTAGAAGAATTAATAAAACACACTTATTCAGTGATGTTGATCTTACTAATCCAATATCGTATGACTCTTACACGATTAAGGTAGATATGTCTGCCAACGGACTTGATAGAACTGATGAAACTAACTTCCCCAAATTGTTCTTCAATGAAACAAAAGAATCTGGTGGATATAAGATTAGAGCAACCCAGAACATGCCATTTGAAGCAATTGTTCCTAGCGTTCAAAACGTAACTGTTCCTGGAACAAGTATTAGTGCAAGAGTTAGAACTACTTCAGGTTCAAACCTTGGAGATGGTTCTGGAACTTCTTTACCAGTTCCATTCAATAACGTTGGAGTTGAAGATGTAACTCTAAATGCTACTAACTATTTCACTTCTCCAAGAATAATTGCATCTAGAGTAAATGAAACAAATAGTTCTGTACTACAGCAATTGCCTGGGGATCGTTCCTTTAACATGTCTATTGCCTTGACAACAAATGATTCTCGTGTCAGTCCCGTCATTGACACTCAAAGAGTGAGTGCTATCTTGATTTCAAATAGAGTTGATAGACCAATCACTAATTTTGTTACAGACAACAGAGTCAACTCTATAACAGATGATCCCAATGCGTTCCAGTATGTGTCTAAAGAAAACAATTTAGATTCTTCTGCGACAAGCATCAAGATCTTACTCTCTGCTCATATCAATCAATATAGTGATATCAGAGCATTCTATGCTATCGGTGATGAGGAAGATTTTGAACCAATCTTTGAAGCTTTCCCTGGATATGCAACTCCAGTTCTTAATGACGGAACTACGGACAGACTAGTCCCTGTTTCAAATGCATCTGAAGGATTTGTATCCAATGATTTGACATTTAAAGAGTATGTATTTACCGTCGATGATTTACCTTCCTTCAAGTCTTATAGAATTAAGTTGGTTGGAACCTCAACCAATCAAGCATATGCACCAAGGATTAAAGAATTGAGAACAATAGCATTAGCATAATATGAAAGAAGTACGTGTAAAGGGTCGTTCTGATTTAATTAGAGACCCTTTAACCAATGCAATTATTAATACAAACAAAACTGCCCACGAAGAGTATATTAGTCGCAGGCAACAAAAACAAAAAGAAAACTATAAAATGGAAACTCTTGAGTCTGAAGTTGCTAGTATAAAAGATGATTTAAATGAAATCAAGTCGCTACTACGGAGATTGGCAAATGAATCCTGATCAAATTGAAATCAAAAACCTTTCTAAAAGTTTCGCATATACTCAACTTGCAGCGGAGATAGATAGTTGTAATGATTGTGAAGAACTCCGTAATATTGCAAAAGCATTTTGTAAATTATATTATAAACAGCAAGAAACCATGCAAATCATAGGGATTAAAGATGGCAACTAAAAATATTACTTTTGTTCCTAGTTCAGGAGTTCCTGTTGGTGCTAATTTTGCCATCTACAGCGGAGCAGACTTTCAGGCAGATATTACAGTTTATCAAATCAATAATGAGGTATTTGATTTTACAGATTATACCGGTGCAGGCGCGATATCAAAAAGCCTTGCCATAGGTTCAAGTGCAACTTCTGCTGCTGCATTTACTGTTGGTTTTACTAGTGCTGCTGGAGGAAAGGTAAGGTTATCTTTAACTGATACCCAGACTTCAAATCTAACAGAGGGTCGATATGTTTATAATTTCAATGTTACCAGCTCTGGGTTTACATATCCATTATTAACAGGGAATATCAACGTTCATAATACAATCACTTCTTGAACCTAAATAAAATCATAGGAAACTTGTAAATAAATGGCACAACCATCTACCAGGGCAGAGCTCATAAATTATTGCAAGAGACAGTTAGGTGCTCCTGTCTTGGAGATTAATATTGCAGATGAGCAGGTAGAGGACCTAGTTGATGATGCTCTGCAGTATTTTCACGAAAGACATTATGATGGCGTCATTCAAACATTTTTAAAGTATAAAATAACTCAAGCGGATATCGATAGAGGTAGAACCAGAGGTGGTAGTAATGACCCTGTAGGTATTGTTACAACAACTGCATCTTCTACCATTGATGGTTCCTCTGTAACATTCTCATTTGAAGAGAATAGTAATTACTTACAAGTTCCACCTGCTGTTATCGGAATAAACAAAATTTTCAAATTTGATGGATCTAACACTGCTACTAGCAACATGTTCAGTGTTAAGTATCAGTTATTCTTAAATGATATGTACTATTTCGGGTCAACTGAAATATTACAATATGCTATGACAAAAACTTACTTGGAAGATCTTGACTTCCAGTTAAGCACTGAAAAGATGATTAGATTTAATCAAAGACAAGATCGATTGTATTTGGATATAGATTGGGATAGTGTTGAAGTAGATGATTATATAATCCTTGATTGCTACAGACTTATAGATCCAAATGATTTTTCAAGAGTATATAATGATTTCTTTGTAAAGAAATACCTCACTGCATTAATGAAGAGACAATGGGGACAGAACCTCATCAAATTTAATGGAGTAAAACTTCCTGGTGGAGTGGAGTTAAATGGTCGTCAATTGTATGATGATGCAGAAAAAGAGTTAGAAATTATTAGGGAGCAGATGTCTAACACTTATGAACTTCCTCCCCTTGATATGATAGGTTGATATCATGGTACTAAATCCGTTTTTTCAACAAGGTTCTTCAGGTGAACAAAGCCTTGTTCAGAGCCTAATTAACGAACAGTTAAAAATATATGGCATTGAAATTATTTACATGCCAAGGGCATACTATAACGAAAAGAAAGTTATTAAGGAAGTAGTTGAGTCTGAATTTGAAGAAGCACTTCCACTTGAAGCATATGTAGATAGTTATGAAGGATATGATGATAATTCAACTCTTTTATCAAAGTTTGGTATACAACAAACTAATGAAGTAAAATTGATTATTTCCCAGGAAAGATGGGAGGATTACATTAGACCATTATTAAAATCAAATATCACTACTTATAAAATATCTAATAGACCTAAAGAAGGTGACTTAATTTATTTCCCTTTAGGTGACCGTTTATTTGAAATAAAAGAAGTTGTACATGATAAACCTTTTTATCAATTACAAAAGAACTATGTTTATACACTGAATTGTGAACTCTTCCGTTATGGTAATGAGACAATTGTTACTGGTATTGATGAGATTGATGACGAACTAGTCGGTGATGAATTGTCAGGTGTAGAACTAGAGGATTCTAGTAGACTAACCTCCATAGGTAGTATGTTGTCATTGACTGTGGTTGGAACAGGAACAACTGCGGAGGCAATAACAACTTTTGTTGAAGAAGGTTCTATCAGATCTGTTGATGTTACCAACAGAGGTGGGGGATATATTGGTATTCCAGATGTTGGCATATCTTCTGCTCCTAGTAACGGAACCACAGCAACTGGTATTTCATCAATGATATACAATATTGCTGTTTGTAATGACAATGTAAGTGGAAACCAAGGATCTATTCAATCAGTAGATTTGATAAATCCAGGAGCTGGATATACCGTAACTCCGACAATCAGATTTACAGGTGCTAAACATGTCACTGCAGGAGTTGCAACTGCGATTGATGGATTTAGAACTGTTG